GATATGGTATTAATGGGCAATATGATAGTAGCGTATAAAAAAGACCCTAAAGCAATTAACGGAATAGTGAATAAGGTGCTGAATAAATAATAACGCATTGTATAAGGTGCGTTTTAATGCACTTTATGCGTTGTTGTGCATAGTACGGGATTAACTGATAAAACTAAATAGAATGAAATTATACAAAGGCGATTGCCTTGAAGTAATGAAAACAATTAAAGATAATAGCATTGATGCTATAATTACAGACCCTCCTTATGGAACTACAGCTTGTAAGTGGGATAGTGTTATACCTTTTGAACCTATGTGGGAAAGGCTGAATAAACTGATTAAGCCTAATGGGGCTATTGTAATGACGGCTTCTCAGCCATTTACGAGTGTTTTGATATGTTCCAATTTGAAAATGTTTAAGTATGAATTGATTTTTGAGAAAACCCAAGGGACTTCTCCTGGAGTTGCAAAATATAGACCAATGCCAGCACATGAAAATATTTGTGTTTTTAGTAACAATAAAACAACATATAATCCAATAATGCGAACTGGGTTCAATAAGTGGAATAAAGCAGATACTGGCAATAAAACTAAAAATGAGCACAAGTATGGAACAGTTGGCAAAATAAATAAAAAAGGAACAACCAATAGATTCCCGCTTTCTTATATATGTTTCTCACAAAAGAAAGGGCATGGAAACTCTTTCCATCCAACCCAAAAGCCAGTTGCATTAATGGAATACCTCATAAAAACCTACACCAACGAAAACGAAACTGTTTTGGATTTTACTATGGGAAGTGGTACAACTGGGGTGGCGTGTAAGAATACAAACAGAGATTTTGTAGGAATAGAAATGAATGAAGAGTATTTTAAAATAGCTGAACAAAGGATAAATGATACTAAGTACAGACTGTTTTAGTATTATGCACAACGGTTTGGCTAAACCATCGCTTTAGTGTGGTTTTAGCCGTTGTTGTATGTCTGGTGCGGATTTTAAACACAAAACTAAATTATAAACACGAACCCTTTTTCTTCTTTTTTGAGCGAGGGCAAATTAATTTGAAAAATTAAAAATATGGAACAAATACAATTATACAAAGGATATTGCGAAGATTACTTTACTCAAATACACGATAAAAGTGTAGATATGGTTCTCTGTGATTTACCCTACGGAACAACTGATTGCAAATGGGATAGCCAAATAGACTTGACTTTTCTTTTTAGCGAATATTATAGAGTATTAAAAAAGAATGGTGCAATAGTGTTATTTGCTTCACAACCTTTTACTTCTACTTTGGTTTACGAACATGTTAAATACTTCAAACACGAATGGATATGGAAGAAAAACGCAGGAAGTAATTTCGGAACTGTAAAATACCAACCATTTAAAGAACACGAAAGCATACTTGTATTTAGTAATGGTGGTGGGAAGGTTTGCTATAACCCTATAATGGAAGAACGTGCTGAAAGTGGCAAGGCAAGAGTAAAGACTAAAGTTAATTACAATACAAGTGCAGAAGTTTACGGAAGTGGTGGTTTAATAGGTGATAAAGGAATAAGTAGCAATAGACCAGATTTAAGATACCCAAGTAGTGTGCAGAAATTTAATAGAGAAAGAGGTTTACACCCAACACAAAAGCCACTTGACTTGATAGAGTATTTGATAAAAACTTATTCTAACGAGGGCGAATTGATACTTGATAATACAATGGGAAGTGGAACATCTGGTGTTGGTTGTGTAAATACAGATAGAAGATTTATAGGTATTGAGTTGGAGGATAAATATTTTTCTATTGCAGCAGAACGAGTAAAAAAAGCGTTGGAGGAAAAAAAGAAGAAAAAGATAATGAGCCACCAACTCTATTTATATCCCACCCATAAGCACTTGCATACAACTTATTACTAAGAACCACGAAAATAATTACGCCCCATGCAAATACCTGATTTAGAAGATATTAACTTCGGATTTGAAACCGAATTTGACAACGCTCGGATAAAGGTTTTAGCTGATATAAAGGCTAAAGCGCAAGATTTTACGCAAGATAAAAAGGCTAAGGTTTTCGGAGTTTCAATCAGAACTATCCAGAACTTTGAACTCGGCAGAAGTAGGAACTACAAACTGCTTTGGTGTTACCGATTGGTCGCTTACGGTGAAGATCCCGTTATCTAGGCGCGTACTATTTGGATCTTGCCCCTCCAGCCTTTCGCAGTCCAGATAGTGTCCCAATGAATCCATGATGTAGCGTCCTTAATGTGCTCCATCCTTCGGATACCAAGGTCATAATAACGCTCCATGTTGTTAAGGATGAACTGATATACCTCAACCGTTGGTATCGTTTCCTTTTCTCCGTCCTTGAATTTGAACTGCTTATCATCACCCTTTCCCCAAGCATGGGCTGAGGTGATTCTGAAATACTTCGTTCCTGGCATTCGTAATCCTGAAGCCACGCGATTACCTCCGAACGGCCACGTATTAATTGAGCATGATACTTTCCGACAATAGTGCTCCTCAAGGTCAAGAACTAGCTGAGTGGTTGCGTCTATCAGCGTTCGGTCAATAAACCTGATAGCGTTATCACCGTGCTCCTCGTAAACTTCGGGGCTGACGTACTCCTGTACTATGAATCGCTCAGATACGTTCACAATTTCAATTTAAACCACGTTAGAAAAGCAGCAATAGCCAGCTGAACGCCAGCAATTATTCCAACCGCTTTTGCTTTAAACCGCTTGTCACGCTCAATGTAGTCATCATGGGATTCTACTGTATGTGCTATACCTTTTTGCCGCATCTCAATATTACCGATCAGGGCGGTATGAATTTCACCTACCGTTTCTTTTAGGTCTCTGACGTCTTTTTTAAGTTGCTCCATCTGTTCAGCCATTTCACCAGTTCCAAGGGGTTAGTGTTTACGTAGTTGCTTTCACATAATACTTAACGGTACACAGGTAACTCATTGCTGTATCTGTGTAGAAATCATTTGAAGTACTCGCAGCCTGATTGCTATCTATCATCGTCATTTCCGCGTAAACGGTAACGGTTCTCGTAACATCCCAATCATCGGTTACAAGGTCGGTGATCTGCTTATTGATGCCAATGGTTCCATTTGAGATTATCGCGAGTAATGTCGTTGCTGGGTCTGAATCTTCGACCGTGGATTTCAATACACTCAACGTTAATTCCTGAGATTCAACCTCCCAATCATCGAATGTTGAAACTGCTACCTCCGTGAAGTCGCTTGGTACTCTGCTCGAAGGCATGTTTACTGTTGTCCCTGCGTTTGTCAATGCCATGTTTTCTAGTTTTTACGGTTGGGTTTTGATTATGTCTGTTTTGTCTTTTGATCCCTGTGAACTCCCAAAGTAGAAGTTTATAATTGACGCTACAATTGTCCCTAGAACAAACCCAAGTACGGTATCGACAACCCTCAGATTAGCCTCTGGAATATCAAAGAACGTAACGCCAGCGATATACGCGGCAGCTACTGCGCTCCAAAAGATTGCGAATATCAGTCTTGTGTGTTTCATTAAGCATCAATTAAAACTCCTCCGAAATCCGCTTATCTGAACAGCATCTCTGTCGAGTATTCTACCTAGTGCTGCTTCTGTATGGTAGTGGTTAACTGTTGGATTGTATTGCATGTCTTGTTTTTATCAGGTTATTGTTTGATGTGTTCAAGTTCAATTATTCTATAACGTAAATAAATAGTAATGTCTGAATCTCCTGCTGTCGGGTCGCCCATATCAACGGTCGCTACCAATGCAGCGTTTGCTGCCATGTTTTCATTTGAAACGCTCGTTGTTTGCCTAGTTACGAAAGCATCATACTTTGCAATTGTTGCGTTAATAAAATAGGAGTGCTCCATTTGCGCAATTGTTGCGCCTGAGTTCTTTATCTCAAACTTTATGTTGGTAGCGTATGGTGTCGTCTGAAAATCCACATACCCGAACGCTTCGATCACCTGTACAATTGTCCCTGACCCTTGCGCCCCAACAAGCGTAACGGGGACGCTATTCAGCGTTAATACTGATGCCGTTGCTATTGTTATCGAAGTGTCCCTAACCCTCCCAAATGCCAACTCATTGAATCTGACACCCTCGTCCCCGACAAAATGACGTTTTAACGTATCGTATGCAAACGTGCCATCATAAACAGCGGTTAGGGTGTCGAGGTTCGCAGCGTCCGTGCGCTGAATAACCGTTCTTCCTACAAATATCTTATTCTGAACGTCACCGTATGATATATGACCTGGTTGCGCAAACGCTGCGAATGAAGAAAGTAGTAATATGATAAATGTCAGTTTTCTCATGGTGATGTTAGTATTGAAACAACCGCGTCCGTGTACGCTTTCGCTGAGTTTAAGATTATTGATGTTGTACTCCCTGAGTCTATCCGCCAATTAATGTCGATGCTCTTACCGTCTGAATCCTTTACCTGAACGATACGCGCAAGTTCCGCGTTTCCATGTGTTACCGTGAGATCCGTATTCGCAACGAGCGTCACAGTCTCGTTATACACCATTGGCATAGCGTTTATCATTGCCGCGAACTGAGCCTGAACGGGTTTATCACCTCCCTCGAAGTACGATAATAGATTTACCCTTGTTATTGATACGCTCATGAGTTGTTTCTTTTCATCCTATCGCTCGTATTTGAAAGCGTGATTTCTTTCTGTCCGCATCCACGGAATCATATGTTGTCCCGTCCAAATTGTTGTCCTTAGTGTCAAGATAATCGAACATCATTCTTCGGATAAGGTTCTTCTGCTTAGACCAGTAGTTCAGGTACGCCTGTAATGCGTTTCCGCTTGCTGGTTGTGCTGTCTCATTCGTTACCTGTTGTAGCCCTTGGTGAGATGTGTTGATGCCACCGTTCACCGCGTAGGAATAGAACACATCATGCGCAAGATATGGCTGAACATAACCCACTAGGAACGTACCCAACTCTGATTCGTCCCAGTTCGTAGTATTTGCCGTTGTCGGTTCTTCGTTTGAATTTGTAGTAAGTGATTCCCACATCTTCAATTCGGCATACTCGATGTGTGTGACCTTATCAGTAGCTACATATCCGTTGGTCTTACTCCAATCCTTGACCTCCTCTGCGTATAACGCTTGCAAAGCCGCGTAAAGTGCTGATGGCAGTATGTTCTTCAACTGAACCAGCGCAACAGGAATGTACGGCAACAGCTTTTCGTCCGATACGTTTGCATTTATCGGAACGCTTGAAGCTATTATTTCGTTTTTCGTTATCATTCTTGTACTGCTTCTTGGATGGCCTTAGCACCTTCAAGACCTATCAACGCTCTGATCTCTTCGCTGCTCATTTCATTCAGCACTTTAGTTGCTACCAATGGGCTGAGTATACTTAGACTTTCAGCCGTTGTAGTTTCACTATCAATTAACGGTTCATAATCGCCCAATTGTCGTTTTTCTTCAGGTGTAAGAACCTCAAGCAACCAATCTGGTAACTCTTCGATAATTACAAGTGGATCAATTGTCCAATCACGCTCAGGCCATACCCGTTCAAAGGTACGGGTTATCATTCGCTGATTCTTAATGATGGATGTAGCGAACATCTTTAGAAGATTGACCATCTCCTGACTGTTTCCTAACTGGCCTGGCTTTGCAAACCCCGGGATAAGTACTTCAGGAACATTCATTGCCCTGCAAACTCTACTACCTATACGATTGGCCGCTTCAGTAGTGGAGTTAAGTAGTTTTTCTGAATCGAATGTTACAACTGATGGGATCTGATCCTTAGTGTCTGCTTTAATGTTCAGGACTGATGATGCTTCTTCGCCCGTAAACTGCTCAATTGTCTTGTCGAAATAATCCTGCTCCGTCCTTCCACTTTCGTCCTCCTTGTCGTCATCTAATACGCCAATAGTTGTTAGAATAACGTCTGGCCTGAATCCTCTTTTTACATTTCTAAGGTCTAACCTACCAAGAGCAGCGTCAGATTCTATTTCCTCCATTCCAGCCCAAGCCGTTGGGATAGGATATTCTTTTTGTCCTGCCTTTTTCCCGAAACTATAAACGAGATCACCTATCTGCTTACCGTGTTCCTCAATCTGCTTGGCAACTCGTGCCATTCTACTCTCAGGGGTTTCCTTCGGGTTAAATTCCTGATAATATACACGGTCTTTATTTATGTCTTTTCCCTCGACCAGTTTCTCGTTAACGTACAACTCACCATCTGTTCCTTTTCTAGTTAATTCTAATGGTATCGCGTAGCCTCTTTTCGGTTCACCCTGCGTGTTGTACTTCACGTTAAGGACAAGGCCGTTAAATAGTGCTGAATAATCTGAGAACTCTGCAGCAAGGTCGTCAGCCGTTTGCTTCGGATTCATTACAACAGACGCAACGTCTCTGTCTTGAAAACCGTTACCCTCTATGAACGTCTGCTTACGTTCTCTACAACTCGCAGCGGTGATGCTGGCCTCAATAGCCTTTAAGAGAAGATTAGGAAGTAGATTGTCTTTGCCGTAATCATACCGCTTCGCGTTCTTATTCTCCTTTATCTCAGCAACGCGATTATGCGTAGTTGAATAGGTTTTCGCACGTTTTCTGACCTTGTGCTTTTCCACTCAATTACTCTTTTTCAGATTTAGCAGCTTTACCCATCTGCTTACGGATCTTTGCGGCCTCGGCAACAGTAACTATCATCGGATGTTTGATGCGTACCATATAAAGTGCCTGTGTGTCCGTTAATCCCTCAGCGGTCACCTTCCAGCCTTTTGAACTGATAGTGATCGTCTTACCTTCATGCCTTGGGTCTATCCTGTAATCCTTACAATTTGATTTTTTCATGGTCGTGTTATCTTCAATGAGTCTTGTGAGTTCAATATAAGCTAAAATCTGTTCGTTCTCGCACTTCTCGCATAATTTAGATTTAAAAGCCTCACCATGTAGTGACACGATGAGGCTTTTGTTACTCTCTCTGAACGGTACACCGACCGCCTCTCTTATTCGTTCGTCAAGATCAGACAACCAATCCGTCAAGTACTATGATATTCGCGGCCAATGATGTATTCTCATCGAATACCAATGGCGCGTTCTCAAACAACCCCGACATTGTCATTGTGACGCTCGTGTCGTCGTTCGGTAAAACCCCATACTTCCACTCTGCGGCACTTGGTGCTAATCCGAATCCGTCAAAATTCTCGTTCGCTCCTTTGTTGATTCCGAACACCTCAAGTGCTCCGCTATTGGACTCGGCAACAATAAAGACATCCATTGCGTCTGCAAGTTGCTCCAATGATAACCGTTCGACTGCGAGCTTTGCGTATAATACAGCCGCGAAATTCTGCAACCTGTCGTTAGCGTTCTCACCTACTTCCAAGGTAGCGTTTCCTCCGTGCTTCAATCGTTTGCCTGAATACGTCTTGAACCCCTTTGTTGCGGTAAATGAAAATGCAGTTACCTCTTGATCTGTTCCGTATGTCACCCCGTCAAGATCGGCAACGTTGCCGATCCAGAACCGTTTATCGAATCCGCCTTTCTTACGTAATGCCGCGCAAGTAGGGTCTAATGTTGTCAATGAATCTGAACATGCCATGTCAATTCTATTTTAAAAGATTA